TCCGGCAAACTTCCGCTTGACAAGGCTTTGAGAGACGCGACGGCCGATTACCTGCGGCGTCGCTGGCCGAGCAATACGGCCAAGCATGCGGCGAAGGCGTTTGACCTGTCGTTGCCCAGAGCGAGGGAGGCCGTTGCTGGCAACGCCTCACTTACGACCCTGGAGGGTATCATAAAAACAGGCGGATGGTCGGTTGCATTGCCCATTTTGGGCGAAGTTATCGGGCATCACGTCGATCAACATTTCATCGAGATGAGGAAATCCCATGCGGATCACGGGAGGCGGATTGCTGCGCTGTTTGGCGACGGTCGCCCTGGCTCTGCTGTGGATGGTGACGGCGCCGCCGGCCCTTCTGGGGTTCCTCATGACGGCCGGAACGCTTCCGGCGGCCGAGTGGGCTGCTGAGACGATCAAGAAGCTCTGGCGGCCATGACGACGGCATCCGACCCAGCCGCAATGGGTCGGGGGTTCAATCTGGGGGAGGCGAGCGCATGATCCGCGCTATTCATCGCTGGGCGATCCGCAACCGGATCAAGGCCGCCAAGCACCGCCATGAGGCCATCGCGGCCCTGCGCCAGGCCATCCGCGCCAAGGACACCCGACGCCAGCACGAGGCCCACAAGGCCGCAGTGGAGGCCACCAACCGCGCCCTGAGGCTCGGGGCATGAGCAGCATCACCCTGCCATTCCCGCCCGCCAGTTTGTCCGGCCACGCCAAGGGTCACTGGCGCAGTAAGAGCGGCCCGACCGCAAAGCATCGGGAATGGGCTCGCTTGGCGACCAAGGCCGCCGCAACGAGCATCCCAGCCGAGGGCGATATCCGTATCCACGTGCGGTTCGTGCCCCCTGACCGGCGCGGCGACCGGACGAATTTCCCGAACCGGCTGAAGCCGTACTTCGACGGCGTGGCCGACGCTCTGGGCGTGAACGACGCCCGGTTCCTGCCGTCATACGAGTTCGCCTCTCCGGCGAAGCCCGGTCACGTCGAGTTCCGGATCCTGGGGGCCTGAATGAGCGAAATGATCTTCGTGTCGCGGTCGGGCGACTTCGCGACGGCGCGCCGCGGCCTCGACTCCTACGAGGTGGATTTCATCCGCAACCGGTCCAAGTCCGGCGTCAGCGCGTCGAACATCGCGCGAATGCTCAACCGGCCCGAAAGCGACATCAAGCCCTATTGCTACGTGCCGCCCGTGCGCAAGGCCCCTGAGGTCATCCCGATCATCGAGACGAACGATCCTTATGTCCCGAAGTTGGCGCAGAGGAGCCGGCGCCAACGAGCGCTCCCGCTGACCGATCGCGCCAAGGCCATCGTGCGCTCCGTCGCCGGGCTCTACGGGCTGTCCATCAACGACATCGTCGGCGGCTCGCCAGGTCGCCACCACAGCATGGCCCGAGACCAGGCCTGCTGGCGCCTGAAGGCCATTGGCTATGGCTACAGCCAGATCGGCCGCTTCCTGAGTGGTAGGGACCATTCCACCATCATCAAGGCTGTCGAGCGCCATGACCGGCGCATCGCCGCGCAGGCGCGGGGCGACGATGAGTAAGCCCTGGATGAAGTTCTACCCCCGCGACTGGCGCGGCGACCAAGCCCTGCGCAAGGTCAGCCTGACCGCTCGCGGGCTTTGGATCGACATGATCACCATCATGTACGAAGCGACACCCTACGGCCACCTTATCATCGGCGCTCGGCCTGTGAGCGGTGCCGACCTCGCCCGTCTTGTCGGCTCCAGCGAAGAGGAGGTCCAAGCCTTGCTTGTCGAACTCCTCGATGCTCGCGTGGCCCGCAAGACGCGGGGAGGCGTCATCTACTCTAAGCGCATGCTCGACGATGATAAGAGGTCCATAGAGGGTCGGAAGGCGAAACTGGAAGCCCTTGAGAAAGCGAAGAAAAAAGCGTCACCTTCAAGGGTAGGTGCAAGCCCCCCTACCACTCAGAGGCCAGAGAGCAGAGGAAAGGTAGAAGGCCCCAATAGGCCTTCTACCCTTTCCGAAGCGAAGAATGATTTTTTGGGACCAAAAGAAGTTCGCGACGCCTTCCTAGCCAAGTTCGGCCCCGATTGGGTCGGCTCGTATCTCGATCCATGCGGCTGGCAGGACGTGCCCGAGCGGGCCTTGATCCCGGCCACCCGCTATGCCGGAACGAAGATCATCCGAGACGCCAGGTCCGTCTTGGCGGCCCTCGGGCTTTCCGTGCTGGAGCGCGCCGCATGACCCATGCACCCGACTCCATGGGCGAAGCGGCCCACAAGGTCGCGCTTCTCCTCACCGGCTTCGACCTGGAACTGCTTGCCGCCAGCAGCCCGAGCCTCGACCGGCCGACCCGCGCCGACAGCCTGCGCAGGGCTCTGGTCCGCTGGCCTGCCATCTGCAGAGCCATGGCCCAGCTGGAGCAGACCGCGCCGAATGTCACCCGCCAAGCCATGGACGCTGACGCCCAGGCGCAAGACTTCACCACGGAAAGGGCGGCGTAATGGCCCGCAAGCGCAAGGGTTCGAGCAAGGCTGGCCGTCCGCGGAAGAAGGGGGAGCGCTACCCGTCCGGCAAGCTGAAGCCGCAGACCATCAACGAGGCGACCATCGCCAAGCGTGCGATCGGGGATGCGTCGGCCGGCGAACACCCGCTGGACTTTGCCCTTTCGAAGGGTTGGGTGAGCGAGCGCCAGCACCGCGACGCCATGGCCTATCGCGCCACCTTCAACCGAGCGCACGGGCCGTCTGGGTGTGGGCCGCAGCTCGCGCTCAGTAAGCTGGCCGAAGTCGAGCCCTCGGAAAGCCTGAAGGTCTCGTGGTCCACCATGGGCGATGCGGAGATCGTCGCGATCTTCGACAAGGTGTTCAACGTCCGGCCGGAGGATCTGGACCGCGAACGCGCCGAAGCCGCAGCGCTGGCCGCCTGGCGCCTGATGAACGCCGCCCTCACGTCCAGGGAGCGCGAGGAACTGTTCATGGTCTGCGTCCTGGGCTCATGGCCCTTCTGGATGCCGAAGCGCGCCAACGACCATGCGCTGGGCTCGCAGGACAAGCGCAAGCAGCTTGCCCTGCTCACCGGCCTGGAGGCGATCGGCAAGGCCCGCAGGACCCCCCGTAGGGACATCGGTACGATCACGCCGGTTCCGTTCGTCTCCAGCCGCTACGGTCGTGCTGAAGCTGGCGTGCGCTATGAGACCGAGGAGGGCGAGGAGATCCAACCGCGCTCGGAACACGGCCATCCGTTCGAAGTCACGATCTTGCGTCGGAGGGCTTGACGAACACCACATGATGCGCCAAGACTACCGAAATGAAATTCTCGGCGTAGTGTAGCAAGCGCCGATCCGGCATCGCGCGGACCCTTTGCGGCATATTGGGCCAAGTCAGGGGCCAAACCCTGAACCGCGCGAACCCCAAGCCCGACCGAACAACAACACACACCGCGCCAACAGGCGACGCTTACCGCTGTGTCGGCTCCGGGCTTTCCTGCAAACCAACACCCGTCAGTTTCGGCCAAAGGAGCCCTGACCCATGGCAACCGCTGGACAAGTCAACAAGGGCGGTATCAACCCGGCCCTGCCGACCAAGCTCGGATCGAGCGTCTTCCACTCCGGTCGCGCAGCTCCGGTCGCCACGACCACGGGAACCGACACCACGCCCGTCGTGACCGAGACGTACATCGCAGAGGTGTACGTGGATCACAACTTCCTCGCCACCGGCGTGAAGCTGCTGAACGGCTCGGCCGTAGCCGGGAACATCACCGCGATCCTCTACGACGCCAACGGCGCGCCCATCATCCAGAGCGCCAGCACGGCCCAAAGCGGTACGGCGGCCTATCAGGCGTTCGCGTTCTCCGCGACAGTCCAGCTGCCTGGCCCCGCCCGCTACTTTATCGGCATCCAGTGCAACAACACCGGCGCCCGCTTCCGCTCGCATCCGATCGGCAACTTCATCGCCGGCAAGAAGACGGGCGAGACCTACGGGACGCCGACGGCCATCACGACCTCGACCTTTACGGCCGATCTCGGCCCGATCGCCGACATCTACTAGCCGAAGAGCCACGTTTGAAAACTATCAGCGGAAATCAAACGTGGCTCGCGGCGGCGTAAGGCCTGGCGCGGGACGGCCGAAAGGGGCGGCCACAGTCAAGACGCGAGAGATCGCCAACGCGGCGATTGAGAGCGGCCTGACCCCTCTGGACTACCTGCTCAGCATCCTTCGTGACGCCAACGCAGAGCAGAACGTCCGCATCGATGCCGCCAAGGCCGCGGCGCCCTACGTCCACCCCAGGCTTTCGACTGTCGATGTGGGGAACAAGGACGACAAGGCTTTCGAGCAGGTGATCCGATGGGCGCAGACGGATTCGGAAGCCACGCCCGATCCGTCGAGATCGTAGTCCCGTATCGGCCCCGCTCGGTTTGGCTTCCGTTCCACGAGAGCCGCGCCAGGTGGCGGGTCAACGTGGCGCACCGCCGGGCCGGCAAGACCGTGGCGCTGATCAACGAGTGCATCAAGGGCGCGCTGACCTGTCCGCTTCCGAGTCCGCGGTTCTCGTACATCGCGCCGTTCCTCAATCAGTCGAAGGCCATCGCCTGGGACTACCTGAAGCACTACGCCGGGGCGATTCCTGGGACGACGTTCAACGAGGCCGAACTGCGGGCGGACTTGCCCAACGGGGGGCGTGTCAGGCTGTTCGGCGCGGACAACCCGAACGCCCTGCGCGGCCTCTACCACGATGGGGCGATTCTCGACGAGTTCGGGGACATGGACCCGTCCGTCTGGACCGAGGTCATTCGCCCCGCGCTTTCCGACCGCAAGGGCTGGGCCGCGTTCGCCGGCACGCCACGCGGCAAGAACGAGTTCTACAACCTGCGCAACCGCGGCCTTCGGCACGACCCCGACTGGGAGACGTGGATTCTGAAGGCGAGCGAGACAGGGCTGCTGAGCGACGCCGACCTGGCCGACGCGAGGGCGAGCATGGACGAAAGCGCCTACTCGCGGGAATACGAGTGCGACTTCGAGGCATCGATCGAGGGGGCCTACTACGCCAAGGAGATGGCGAAGGCCGAGGCTGAGAAACGCATCTGCCGCCTGCCCATCGAGCCCACGGTCAAGGTCGATACGTGGTGGGACCTGGGCATCGACGATGCCACGGCCATCTGGTTCGTCCAGGACGTCGCGTCCGAGCGCCGCATCATCGATTACCTGGAGGTGAGCGGCGAGGGTCTCCCGGCCATCGCCAAGCGCCTGGACGCCAAGGACTACCGGTACGGACGCCACATCCTGCCGCATGACGCTGCGGCGCGGGAACTGGGGACGGGTGTCTCCCGCGTCGAGACGCTGGCGGCGCTCGGTGTCCGCAATGTGGAGATCGTTCCGCAGCAGGAGGTCGTGGACGGCATCAACGCTGTCCGCCTGATGCTGTCCAAGTGCTGGTTCGATGCGGAGCGCTGTGAGCGCGGCATCGAGGCGCTGAAGCAATACCGCCGGGAATGGGACGGCAAGCGCCAGGTCTGGCGTGAGCGCCCGCTGCACGACTGGGCGAGCCATGCGGCCGACGCCTTCCGCTACGGGGCGCTTAGCCGCCCGGTCACCAAGACCGTGGATCGCCTCAAGATCCAGAACTTCGGAGTGGTTTGATGTCCTTCCGCAACGACTTCACGCCCTCCCAGTGGGAGGCGAACACCCCGAGCGACACGGCCTTCGTCGATTACGTGGGCTTCTACGTCGGCGTGACCGGTGACGTGACCGTGCAGTCCGTGGCCGGCTCCTCGGTGCTATTCAAGGCGGTCCCGGCCGGCGCGATCATCCCTGGCCGCTTCATCCGCATCATGTCCACCGCCACCACGGCGACGAACATCTGCGGCGCCAAGGCGATCTAGTGACCGACGCGCCGAACTACGACGACGACGAACTGCTGAGGCTGGTTCGTGAAGAGCGTCGGCGTTCCATCGGCTTCGGTGAGGCCGACTCCGGCGAATTGACGGCCACGCGCGAGCGTGCGCTGCGCTACGCCAAGGGCGACATGTTCGACGTCCCGGCGCTGGACGGCCGGTCGAAGGCGGTGGACACCACCATCGCCGACGCCATCGAGACGGTGCTGCCGGACGTGCTGGAGGTGTTCATCGGCGGCGATGACGTCGCCACGTTCCAGCCCCAGGGCCAGGATGACGAGGACGCCGCCCAGGAGGAGAGCGATTTCGTCAAGTGGGTCGTGTTCGAGCAGAACGACGGGTTCGAGCTGCTGTACACCACCTTCAAGGACGCGCTGCTGACCCGCACCGGGATCTTCCATTGGTGGTGGGAGGACGAGGAGAAGACGGAGACCCGCGCCGAGATGCAGGCTGAGGCCGCGCCCATGGTGCAGGCCATCGCCAAGCAGATGGGCCAGGAACTGGAGGCCGAGGAGCAGGACGACGGGACGGTCAAGCTGACCTCTACGACGCTCACCGGCAAGGTCTGCATCAAGGCGGTTCCTCCCGAGGACTTCACGGTTGCGTTCGACACGATCAACCTTCGGGCGGCGACCTATTGCGCGATGCGCTCGCGTCCTCGCGTGCAGGATCTGATCGCCCGCGGCATCGACGCGGAGAAGGCGAGGGAGCTCCCGACCTACGTCATCCGCAACGACACCATCGTGCAGGAGCGTGACGAGGCCGGCGAGAACAACCAGCGCCAAGACGGCACTGGCGATGACCTCAGGGTTGTCGAGGTACGCGAGCACTACATCCGCATCGACCGCGACGGGGACGGCCAGCCCGAACTGTGGCGCGTCGTCACCAATGCGCTTGAGACGGTCATGCTCGATAGCGAGCAGATTGACGCCCTGCCGTTCGCGGCGCTGACGCCCTACATGGTCCCGCACCGCTTCTACGGCGAGAGCGTGGCCGACAAGCTCTATGAGGTGCAGCGCATCAAGACGGTGCTGCTGCGGATGTTGCTGGACAGCGGCTACTTCGCGCTCAACCAGCGCAACTACGTCGATATGACGAAGGCCAACGAGTTCACGATTCCGGACCTGCTGGCCAACGAGCCGGGGCGGCCGGTGCGGGGCAATGGCGAAATGGCGGTGACGCCGCTATCTGCCGGCGCCCTGAGCTTCGATGTCTTCAACGCCATGGAGTTTGCCTCCACTCTGGCGGAGCAGCGCTCCGGTATCGTCCGCAACGCCCAGGGCCTCAACCCCGACACGCTGCACGACACGGCGCAGGGAGCTATCCAACTGATCATGGCGGCGCAGAAGCGCATCCGCCTGATCGCCCGCATCTTTGCTGAGACCGGGGTCAAGGACCTGTTCCTGGGTGTCCACGATATGCTGCGTCGGGGCTACTCTGACGCGCCGGAGGGCAAGAGCTATTCGCCGGCGCAAGCCAAGCTCGGAAACCAGTGGAAGGCCATCGACCCGTCGCAGTGGCCCGAGCGCCAGGCGCTAACGGTGCACGTCGGCATCGGGTCTGCCGGTCGCGAGCATGACATGATGATCGCCACCCAGCGCCTCAACCTGATGCAGCCGCTCGTGCAGCTGCAGGGCGGGGCGAACGGGCCGTTCATCGACCCGACCAACGTGCACAATGCCCTGGGGGCCTGGGAACGCGCGGCGGGGAGCAAGAATCCGGACCTGTACTGGAGCGATCCGGCGCAGGCTCCGCCTCAACCGCCTAAGCCGGACCCTGAGATGGCGAAGGTGCAGGCGGACATGCAGCTACGTCAGGGGCAGGCTCAGGCCGATGCGGCCCTTGCGCAGCAAAAGGCGCAGTCGGACGCGGCCCTTCAGGCCCAGAAGCATCAGGATTCCATGGCGGCGGCCGAGGCGCAGGCGCAGCGCGAGCATGAGCAGAAGCTAGCACAGATCCAGACCGAGGGTGCGCTCAGGCGCTGGCAGATCGAACAGGAGCTGCAGCTGAAGCGCGAGACGCTGGCCGCGGAACTGGAGATGAAGCGCGAGCTTGGCCTGTTGCAGGCGCACTCGCAGCATCAGGTGGGCATGGCGAAGGTCGATGCGTCGGCCAAGCCGCCTGAGCCCGGTGGAGAGCCAGGGTGAGGATCGTCTTGTGCTGGGCTCTGTTCCGTGCCGGGCGCTTAATCGAACGACTCCCCATGGAGTGGGGGCTTGGCCGAAAGTGCTTCAAGTACAGCATCCGGCTGCAAGGCGATGATTTGCGCGGCCCGTGGCGGCGGGTGAACTAGATGAACGAAGACGATCGCATCCAGCGCGCCCAGCGGGCGGCCCACGAGTGGCGCGAGATCGGCGGCGCGTTCGATGCCGTCGAGGCTGCACTGCTGCGTGAACTGATCCAGACGCCGGTCGGCCAGGAGCCGAAGGTGCTCAACCTGCACAAGGCCATCCAGAACCTCGCGGCGGTCCGCCAGGCGGTGCTGATGGTCGTTCAAGATGGCCAGGTGGCGGACGTCGAGCTTCGCGCTCGCAGCGCCATCTCGCAAGCCGGCTTCACCCGGCCGAACTGATCCCGAAAACCACCCACAAGGTGATCGATGTCCGAATCCGCAACGCCGGAAAGCGGCGCGCTGACTGTTGAGCAGGCCATTGCCGCGCAACTGCCGCCCGAACCCGTCGAGCAGGATGACGCTCCCGCCGTAGAGGCTGAGGAGACCACAGAACCGCAGGGCGAAGACCAGACGCCCGAGGAAGCCGAAGCCGAGCCCGAAGAGCCGGCGGAGGCGGAAGAAACCGAAGCGGAACCGGAGCCCGTCGTGGCCGCCGAACCGCCGAAGTACTGGTCGAAGGACGCCAAGGACGCGTTCGCCAAGCTCCCCGCCGATCTGCAAGCCGTCGTGCTGTCGCAGGAAGGCCCGCGGGAGGAGGCGGCGGCCAAGGCGAAGGCTGAAGCCGCCGAACACGTGAAGGCCGCTCAGACCGAAGTGGCGAAGGTGAACCAGCTAGCCCAACAGCTGGCCGATTTTCTTCCGCAAGCCCTGGAGACCTTCCAGGCCCGTTGGGGCAACAACCCCGATTGGGTCGCGTACGCCCAACAGCATGGCGCCGAAGCGATGTCGATCGCCAAGGCCCAGCACGAAGCCGAACTCGGCCAACTGCAGCAGCTCGCCGTAGCCAAGCAGCAGGCAGAGGCCCAGGCCTTCGAGGGCTACGTCAAGGCGGAGTTCCAGAAGCTTGCTGAGATCGCACCGGACCTCGCTGACCCTGAGAAGGGCGCCGAGCGCCGGACGACTGTCACGAAGTACCTCGTCGCCCAAGGCATCGAGCCTGCGGCGCTGAAGCACATTTCGGCCGCTGAGATGCTGATCGCGGAGAAGGCGCGGCGCTGGGACGAAGCCCAGGCCAAGCTTCAAGCCGCTCCGAAACCCAAGCCCGCCCCGCCGCCCAAGACGGTCACCAAGCCGACTGCGGCGCAAGGGGCGACCTCCCAACAGCGCACGGCACAGCAGATCGCGAACCGCTTCGCCCAGACGAAGTCGACCGACGACGCCATTGCCCTGCTCCTAGCCCGACAAGGCATCATCCAATGACCGCTCCTACCAACACCATCACCGGCGCCACGCCCAACGTCGGCGTGCGCGAAGACCTGGAAGACGTGATCTATCGCGTCGCTCCGGAGGAGACCCCGTTCGTCTCCAACATCGGCTCCGTGAAGTGCACGAACACCTATCACGAGTGGCAGACGGAGACCCTGGCGACTGCCGTGGCGACCAATGCCCAGCTGGAAGGCGACGACTACACCCTGGGCGCCGGCAACCTGACGACCCGCGTCGGCAATACCCTGCAGATCCTCGCCAAGTCCGGCGGCGTGTCGCGTACGCAGGAGATCGTCGACAAGGCTGGCCGTGCCTCGGAACTGGCTCGCCAGAAGACCCTGAAGGGGATCGAGCTTCGCCGTGACCTGGAGATGCGCGCCATCGGCAACTATGCCGCTGTCGCTGAATCCGGCGCCACGACCCGCAAGCTCGGCGGCATCCTCGCCTGGCTGTCGTCCAACGTTTCCCGCGGCGCCACTGGCACGTCTGGCGGCTTCTCGGCTTCGCCTGGCCCCGCCGCCGCCGGCAACGGCACGCAGCGGACGTTCACCGAGGCACTGGTCAAGGCGGTCCTGTCCACGGCCTTCTCCAACGGCGGCAAGCCGTCGCAGGCCTATATGGGGCCGACCCACAAGCAGCAGTTCTCGGCGTTCACCGGCATCGCGGACATCCGCACTGACGTGTCGGGCAAGTCGATGGCGACCATCTACGGCGCCGCCGACGTGTACGTGTCGGACTTCGGGACTTTGACCCTGATCCCGCATGCCTACGCCCTCACCCGCGATTGCGTGCTGATCGACCCCAAGATGGTCGCCATCGGCACCCTGGACGGCGTGAAGTCGAAGGAACTGGCCTCCAGCGGCGACAACGAGAAGTTCCTGCTGACCATGGAGAAGACCCTGGTCTGCAAGAACGAGAAGGCTCACGGCGTCGTCGCCGACCTGACCTAAGCGTCGATCCTCCCCGACGTGCAACTAGGGGCCGCTCTCAGGCGGGCGGCCCCGCTTCTTTGAGGACTCTATGCCCGCCATCTCCAAGACCGCCATGGCCGCCCAGACGGCCGAACAGATCGCCCGCGAGCAGGAACTGCGCAAGCGCGCCGCCCGCCAGGCCGCCGCCAAGCTCAAGGAGCCGGAAGTGGTGGTGCTGGCCGAATGCCGCGTGCTGCCCAAGGGCGATGGCAAGGTCAGCATGGGCGAGCACGTCGCCGGGATCGGCGAAGTCTACTTCGAGCGTGGCGAGATGTTCACCACGCGCCACGAGCGCGCCCAGGAACTGGAAGATGACGGCTATGTCGAGATCACCAAGGTGATCGAGCCGCCGAAGGCGCCCGAGGCCGCCTGATGAGCCGCCGGTTCCTGCTCACCTCCTCGCGCGGCATCGACTGGTATATGCACGAGGACGGCAATGGTCATCGGTTTGAGGCGGTTGCGCCCACGGACCCGATCATCGAGCAGAACAAGTCCGAGATCACGCACAACGACGGGTACAGCGCCGACCGGTCTATCAGGCGCGTCGCCCGTGTCCCCTACATCGTCGGCCTGCAGTGGCTGCACGAAGAGGGCTGGTGGTTCGAGGACCCTGAGAACGCCGACAAGCTGGCCGCCAAGCTGAACTCCAACGAATGGGCGCATCTGCGGACCGCTGAAGGCCGCCTGGGCGTGAGCAATGGGGTGATGCGGTGAGCCTGACGACCTACGGCGGCCTGATCACCTCCGTCACCAACTGGAGCACCTACACCGACATAACATCCGACCTGGCCGCGGATTTCGTCTATTGGGCGCATCAGGAGATCAACCGCCGGCTTCGAGCGCGAGTGATGCTCTCGACGGCGGACCTGGCGCTCAACGCTGCCGAGACCGTGACCGTCCCGACCGGCTATGTGGCCATGCGCCGGCTCTACCTGGATGTGACGCCGCGGTTTTCGCTGACGCCGACCTCTCCCGAAGGCGTGCAGGACGTCATCGCGGAGATCGCGTCCCAGACCTATCCGACCCACGTCGCCGACGAGGGGACGAGCCTGCACTTCGGCCCGCTCTACACCGGGTCGGCCACCGGCAAGCTCCTATACTACAAGGAAGCGACCCTGATGAGCGCGGACAGCGACGCGAACGCGGTCCTGCTCAAGTACCCTTACCTTTACCTGTTCGGCTCGCTTGAGGCGCTGCACACCTACAAGGAAGACGACGACACCGCCCAGCAGTTCGGGGCCAAGTTCGGCGCGCTGATCGAGGACATCAACCTGCGCGACGCGAAGGACGCGATCAGCGGGCCGATCAACGTGCGCCCCTCGGCCGGCGGCATCGTCTAGTGCCGCGCCCCTCCGTCATCGACACCCCGCTGGGGGCCTATCTGGACGAACTGGAGGGCCGGGTGCTGGAGCTTGAGAGCCCCAACAGCCCCAGGCCCGCCTATCCATGCCTGAAGGCCGATCTGCCGGCCGCCGCGAGCTACATCAACTGCGTCGCCTACGTGACCGACACGAAGATCCTCGTGGCTTCGGACGGGACCGTATGGCGCCGCCAAGACACCGGAGCGCCGATCTAGACCACGTGCGCCCATAGTTCGCGTCGGCGCACCTTCGCGATAATCGGAGGGCTGACGCCGAGTTCGGCGGAAAGCGCGCGTTGGGTTGCGTCAGACGCCCGGATGTAGCGCACGAGTTCGTCATTCAGTTTCGCGTTCGGATGGCCCACGCCTCGCTTGACCCGCTTCCGTCGGCCGAGGCGATCACGGTCATCGGCGTTCTCTTTGCCGCTACCCCAACGGAGATGATCGGGGTTGCAACACCTGGGAGTGCAGCTATCCCCATGCAGGGCGAGATGCTTCGGGGAAGGTCGCGGCCGACCGGCAATGGCCAGGGCGACGTGCGTCGCTAGCGGCTTCCACCTTCCGATGTCGAACCGGCCGTAGCCCTCGACATTCGTCCATCCGGTCCAGTTCAGACAACCGGAAACCGGGTCTTCGACCAGTTTAGCTCTGAAGCGGTCGCCCAGAGCGATTGCAAGCTGCCAATCAATCATGCCGAACAGTAGCATGCGACGACTTGAGAACCAATAAAAAGGGGAAGCGGATTTGCCGAGTTCATATTCGTCGAACCTAAGGTTCGAACTTATGTACACGGGAGAGCAAGTGAACACCTGGGGTGCTCGCTTGGACAATGTTCTTTCCCGCATTGACGATTCAGTGGCCGGCTATGTCGCCATCGCACTCACCGGCGACTACTCGCTGCAGTCCTCGAACGACAACACCAGCGCCGACGAGGCCCGGCGCGCCTTCCTGAAGTTCACCGGCGCGCTCTCGGCCAACGCCACCGTCACGCTCCCGTCCGTCTCCAAGCACTACTGGATCTGGAACGCGACGAACAAGGTTCTGACGATCAGTCTCGGGGCCGGGAACACCGTCACCATCGACGCGGGCGACAAGGCGGGCGTCTGGAGCGACGGGACGAACATCAACCACGACGCCTACTTCGGCGGCCTGGGGCTGAAGGACTACATCGCCGCGGCGGTACTGGCGGCTACGGGCAGCCTGCCGAGCGTCACCGGGAACGCGGGCAAGTACGTCTACACGGACGGGATTTCGTCCTTCTGGCGCCAGCCGTCCACCGCCGACCTCTCCGACTACAACACCCGCGTGCTCGGCGTCCAAGTGGCGCTGGCCGTCGCTCTCTAGGAGCCTGAAGCATGGCCGTCACCGCCAACAGCATCGTCACGCCTCAGGCGCCGAAAAGCGCGGCTGTTCTGCACTCGACGCAGCAGAACACCTGGCCGCCGACGACGACGCCAACGAACACGACGCTTCTCCTGACGGCGGGACCCAACGGCGGGCGTCTGGTGCGCCTCGCGGCCCTGCCGAACGAATCCACGGGCGCCGTCGGGGTCATGCAGGCCTATCGCGACGTCGGAACATCCGGCGCGAGCAAGTACCTATTCGCGACGCAGACCAGCACCAACGACACCGTGTCGGGCACGGACGCGCCCCTGCCGCTGGATTTCGGCTATTCGGACAGCAACCCGATGATCCTGCAGGCCAACGAGCGGATCTACGTCGCGCACAGCCTGTCGGCGAAGGTGGTCGGTTTCATCGCCGAGTGGGCTGACTACTGATGAGCATTCCGGGGCAGGCTCTCCGCGGGCTAGTCGGTCAGTCGATGAGCGGCCGGCGCTCCGCGCCAAATCCTGTCGTCTACCGGATAGAGGACAGCACGACGCCTGGGGCATTCTCCTTCACTGCCGATCGTAGCGGATGGCTCGAAGTGCTCATCTGGGGCGGTGGGGGGTCAGGGCAAGGAACCAGCGGCAGCGGTCAAGATGGGGGCGGATCTGGCGGCCTCGTATATCGGAAGGTCCCCGTTGCGCAGGGCAGCGTCATTTCTGGCAGTGTGGGCGCCGGCGGCGCGGGCGCTAGCAGCGGCAATGGAAATCCCGGAGGGACTACTACCGTAATCTACCCAGACCGAATCCAATGCGCGGCTCTTGGGGGCAGCGGCGGGGCGGGGGGTGGTGCAGCGGCGGGGGGCGGGTATCAGTTAAACGCCGATGCCGTGGGCGTCACCGGGAACAACGGTGCAGTGCCTGCGGGTGGCGTTGCGACCTCCGCTAGCGCTTTCGTGTCTGGTAGTGGGGCGCTATCAGCCGGAGCCGGAAGCGCAGGAAACAACGTCTCGGGGACATCTGCGTCCGCCTCAAATGGGCGGGTGGTGATTTACTTCATCGGGGCATGACAGCTGCTATAGCCGCCTCGGCGCGCCTCAAGCATGCTGTCCACACAGGTTCGGTGTCCCCGGCAACGATGAGCACATTCTGGCGCTCTACGTCGGGGTCTTTGCCGTCCGAGCGGCAGATCGCCTCGGCAGCCTTCGCAACAATCTCATCCATCCGCCCACCCTAGCAGGGAGGTACGTCACTGCGAATACCTCTCGAAGTCCCTCCGGGCCTGAACACCGACGACACCACCTATGCCGCGGCGCCGGCCTGGGGCGGCGGCTCGAACGTCCGCTTCCGCCTCGGTCGCGCGCAGACCATCGGCGGCTGGGAAAGCGTCATCAGCACCGCTCTAACGGGCGTCTGTCGCTGGGTGTTCCCCTGGACCGACAACACCGACACGCTGAACCTCGCTTTCGGCACGCATAGCGCTCTGCAGCTCTACCAAGGCGGGATGCTCTACGACATCACCCCGTCGTCAGGCTTCACGGCGGGCCAGATCGACGGGACTGGGTCGACGGGCTTCGGCACGGGGGCATGGGGCATCGGCGGCTTCGGCTCGCCCTCGGTCACCGACTATTTCCCGCTGACGTGGAGCGGCGGGGCCTACGGGCAAACCCTGATCGCCAGCCCGCGCAATCAGACCATCTTCTGGTGGCAGAACAACACCGCGACCCCGGCCGCAGCGCTCACCAATGCGCCGGCCAAGGTGACGTTCTGCGGCGTGGCCCCGACGCGCCAAATCTTCGCCTTCGGCTGTTCGCAGGAGGTCGGGGGAGCGTTCAACCCGCTCTGTATCCGCCACAGCGGCATCGCGGACGAGACCAACTGGACAACGACGTCAAGCAGCGCTTCTACGGCTCGCGAGTATGTCCTCCCCGGCGGCGGGCGCATCGTCGCGGCGCGGCTGGTGGGCCGTAACTGGCTCGTCTGGACGAACCACGGCCTGTGGCTCGGAACCTACTACGGCCAGATCGGCAAGGTCTGGAGCTTCGACAAGATCGGCGACAAGTGCGGCTTGATCGGCCCCAACGCCGCCGTCGTGCTGGATTCCACGGCCTACTGGATCAGCCCCGACCGGCAGTTCCACAGCTACACGCTCGGCGGCATCGTCCAGGCCATTCCGTGCCCGGTGCGGGAAGACTTCGCAGTCAATTTGGCCGCCAGCCAGGGCGACAAGATCGTCGCCTCGACGATCGCCGAGTTCGCGGAGGTGCGCTGGGAGTATCCCGATGCGCGCGACGGCTATGAGAACAGCCGCTACCTCGCCGTCTGCGTCGAGAACCCCGATGCGGGCGAGTGGTATGGTGGCATCATGGCCCGCACCGCCATGGTGGACGCCGGGCCGAGCACCTATCCCTGCGGCGTCACCTACGGCGGGGCGATCTACTGGCACGAGAAGGGCAACTCCGCCGATGGCGGGGCGCTCTCGTGGTACATCGAGACGGCCGACCTGTTCCTCGACGAAGAGCGCACGGTGCTCGCCAAGAGCGCCTGGCCGGACCTGGCGGACCAACTTGGCCCGGTGAGCCTGACCCTCACCACCCGGCTCTATCCGCAGGGCGATGAGACGGTGTTCGGGCCATATTCGATGTCCCCGAGCCAGGACAAGCAGGACTTCAAGGCGACGGGCCGGCTCTACCGCATCAAGTTCTCCGGCAATTCGGCGCCGTCATACGCCCGGATCGGCCGGATCACCTTCGACGTGAAACTGCGTGGAAAGAAGTGACTACGCCCGTTGCCGGCCCTGGCTGGTGGCAGCGCTCACCGACGCGACCGAAGCCGAGTTGATCGAGGATCTTTCCGCCAATCGCGCCCAGCTGTGGCCGGGGGAGCGCGCGGCCTTGGTCACGCGGCTGATCAGCGGGCCGCCCCGCGTGCATGTCTGGCTCGGCGGCGGGGACCTTTCGGAACTGCTTTCACTGGCTCCGGGCGTCATGGCCTGGGGGCGTCAACAAGGGGCCGAGTTCGCCACGGTCGGCGGCCGGTCAGGATGGGCGAGATTGTTCAAGTCGATAGGCGGCGAACGCCGCGGTGATGAAGTCTGGAAGGTGCTCTGATGTCCAAGAAAGAAAGCACGAACTCTTCCAGCACGTTCAACACGACGCAGCATCAGACGGTAACGCCGAACAACCCGGCGTACGTCGATCAGGGGCTTCAGGGCTTGGCTGGGCAGGTGATGAACCTGTCCAACGCCGACCCCTATAGCTTCGTCGCCGGGCCGAACACCAACCTGCAGCAGGCCGGGCAGAACGCGGCCGGGCTCACCGGCTCACCCTGGAACTACGACGCCGCGGCGGACCTGACGCGCGGCGTGGCGCAGGCCAACTCGCCGCAGACCTCGGCTGTGCGGGCATCCCGGTACATCAACTCGTACATGGACCCGTACATGAACGACGTGGTGAACTCGTCGCTCGCGGACTACAACGTCGGCGCCGGTCAGACCCGCGCGCAGAACCAGCTCGCGTTGGCTGGAGACACGACTTTCGGCGGCTCCGGAGGCGCGATCCAGACGGCGCTCTCGAACGACGCCATCGACCGCGGGCGAGCGTCCCTGACCTCGGGCCTTCGCTCGGCCGGCTTCAGCCAGGCGCTGGGCGCGGCGCAGCAGGACGCCAACCGCCAGCAGAACACCAACGACATGAACGCCCAGCTGATGGGACAGGGGGCGGACCGGACGCTCAATGCGGCGGGGCAACTGGCCAACATCGCCGGGCAGTACGGCGATCAGCAGCGCGCCAACATCGCCAGCCAAGGCGGCATCGGGGCGATCCTGCAGCAGCTGGCGCAGAACCGCGCGCAAGCGCCCCTGTCGCTCCTCGGCACGCAAGCGGCGCTCTTCAGCGGTCTGCCGCTCGGCCTCGTACATGGCCAGACGGAGGACGGCACGGCCAACGGCACGCAGACCGGCCAGAGCACGACCAAGACCAGCGACCCGATGGGCACGTTCGGCGGCCTCCTGTCGGGCGCCGGCTCACTCGCGTCGGGGCTTGGGGCCATGGGCCTAGGGTTCGGCGCCGGAGCCGGCGGCTTGGGGAGCCTTGCGATGCTATCCGACCGGCGCCTGAAGCGCGATATCGTCAAGCTCGGCGAACGCGCCGATGGCCTGGCCGTCTACGCCTACCGCTACCTGTGGAGCAAGGCCCAGGAAGTCGGCCTGATGGCGCAGGAAGTGCTTGGCGTGAAGCCGGAAGCCGTCGTGACGCTTCCGAGCGGCTACCTCGCTCTCGATTACGGGAAACTCTGACATGGCGGGCTTGTTCGGCTCTGCGGGCTTGGCTGGGAAGTACAACCCGAGCGCCCTGTCGCCGCAGGATCGCCTCATGCTGCTCGGGGCAACGCTGAGCGACACGGGCTCGGCCCTTCGTGGGGGCCAAGGCGCGTCCGTGCTCAACACGCGCGCGCTCCTGGCCGCCCAGCAGCAGATGCAGCGTCAAGCGCAGTTTCTTCAGTCTCTGAACCAGCCACAATATCAAGACGGGCCGCCGCCCGTGGTCGCGCTGCCTCCTGGTCCCGCGGAGCCTTCGCCGAGCATCAAAGCCGCCGCGCCTGGGCTTTTCGGCAGCCAGGCGCCTCAGGGACCCCAGGACACGGCATCCAACTACCAATACCAGCCGCCCGTGAGGACGGCTAATAGCGCCCTTACGCTCGATAACCCGAACCTCGCCAATCTCGCCGTCATGGGCAAGAACCTGATGGGCGTGGATCTCGGACCCGGTATCGATGCGCTGAAGGCGCAGCAGCCGGACGTGGCGCTTGGACCGGATGGTACGCCCTACAACAAGAAGAGCATGGCCGGCCTTCCTGCCCACTTCCGCAATCCGACCAACGTCAACAACACCATCGTGGACCTGAACAATCCGGACAATGAAGGGATGAATGTCCCCTCTGCGCCGGTTCCCGGCGCGCGGGCGGTCTATGATAACCGCGGGCGCATCGTGGACTGGGAACTGCCAAGCGGCGCGGCTCGCGCGATCGGCGCGGCGGAGGCAGCCAAAACGGGCGCTCAGGAAGCGGCCAAGCTACCGTATGTTGGCCCTTCCGCGGAAGCCGCCGCGGCCGGCACCGCTCGCGGAGGCGCGCCCTACAATCTCTTGACCAAGGACGTTAATGGCGTCCCAACGACCATGACGCAGGCGCAGGCGCTAGGCTTGGCCGGCGGCAGCGGCGACACGCCCCGCGGCATCCGAAACAACAACCCCGGCAACCTTCGCCCGCTCGGCAACGGACAATGGAGCGGACAGGTTGGGGTGGATGGGGGCAACTACGCCCAGTTCGCCACGCCAGAAGCCGGCATCGCCGCCGCAGAGCAAAACCTGCTCGCAAAACAGTCCCGTCACGGCCTTCAGACCGTCCAACAGATCATTGCGGACCCGAAGTGGGGCTGGGACCCTGGCAACGCCGCCTATGCTGGAACCGTCGCTAAGGCGCTGGGCGTTACTCCAGGAACTCCCGTCAACCTGGCAGATCCAAGGGTCCGTCAAGCCATGCTTGGCGCGATCTTCCAAGTCGAGAATGGCCGCGCCGTCCCTCAGGGCCGCCAAGCGGCAGCGCCCGGCTTCCACGGCATCAACCCGGACGACGCCAAGAAGGTCGCGACCTATCAGGAAGACGCGCGGTCCGCCGAAGACGTCGTGACCAAGGCTCACCAGTTCCAAGAGCTGAACAAAAAGACCTACACCGGGCCGCTGTTCAATCCCGTGAGGGTCCACATCCCTCTGCTGGGAGACGTGCCCCTCAACCCCGCGTCCGGCATCGGCTCGGCATTCCAGCCGGGCTCGCAAGCAATGGACAACCTGTCCATGCAGATGGCGACGGGGCTGCGCGCGCCCGGTCAGCGGCTGACCCAAGCGGAAATCTTTCAAAACCTGAAGACCGTTCCAAACCGGCGCAGCCTGCCGGACCAGAATGATGCGAGCGTCGGCGGGTACGAAAAGCAAGCGGCGACGAAACGCGCCTATGCGAACTTCATGTCCAATTATCTGGCGCAGAATGGGTCTCTGACCGGCGCCGATGAAGCGTGGTCCGCCCAGCAACGCGCCGCCGCCAAGCCCGCCCCTCGGGTGAGGGTCTACAACCCCAAGACGGGGAATCTTGAATGACGATCCAGATCCAAGCGCCGGACGGATCAATCGCGCAGTTTCCCGATGGAACGCCCGACGCCACCATCAAATCAGTCATGGCGAAGAGCTATGGCGCGCCGAAGCCGCTGACGGTCCCGCAGCAACAGGCCGCCAAATATGCCGGCGAGAAGATGGAGGGCGCCGGACCACTCCTGTCGGTTCTGAACGGGAAGACGTTCAATTTCGCGCCCGAACTGATGGGCGGAATGGGCTATGTCGACACGGCCATGAACAACTTGGAGCACACCCTGAAGGGCGAGCCCAAGCCGTTCGGCGCCTCGGATGCGTTTCAGGCAGTGACAAACGCGGCGCGCCAAGAAGGCGCGTCCTATGGCGGGGCGCATCCTGTCGCCAACACTGCCCTGTCGCTCATGGGGGCTCTGACCAATCCGGTCAACAAGGCGGCCAGCGGTTACGTCGCGGCGGCCCCGGGCCTCCCCGCGGCGATGCTGCGAGGCGCGACGACAGGGGGGGCGATCGGCGCGGCATACGGCGCTGGGGGCGGAGGGCCTGGCCGCCGCCTGCCCGGCGCGGCCTATGGAGGTGCGGCGGGCGCCGTGACGGGCGGCCTCCTTCCACCTGTGGCGGCGGGCGTTGGAGCCGCGACACGCAAGGTATCCGGCGTAATTGGCGACGCCATCACGGGCGCTCGCAACACGATGTCGCCGCCACCGACCGACATGCCACCCGGACCATCTGATACCGGAGCGGCCCTTGGCCAGATGGCCGACATGATCAAGGCCCGCGGCTGGACGCCTGCAAACCTCGCGGGGGCGGATGAGTTCGGAAAGGGCATTACGACGGCAGAGGCCCTGGGCCGCCCTGGCGTGATGAGCCTCGGGGCGCTGGGACGGCGCAGCGGGGCAACACCGGATGCGCTGGAGGCGACTCTGGCCGCCCGCGCAGCCAACGCGCCGCAACGCATCCTGGGCGACTTCGCACAAGTTGCGGGAATCCACCCCGAGGAGGCGGCAGGCAACATCGAGGCTTTGACTACCCGGCTGCAGGGCGAAGCGAGGCCGCTGTTCGACGCTGCGCTTTCCAGTCCCGATCCTGTCTGGAATCCCGACTTGGCAAAGCTGGCGCAGCGGCCGGTGATCAAAAAGGCCATCGACGCAGCCGGAAAGAGCGTACTGAACGCGGGCCAAGACCCTACCGCGATGGGGTTCGCGATTGACCCCGACACCGGGAACTACGTGCTCGGGACCGATCTCTCGAAGACGATGGAGGCGTATCCGACCGCCCAAACCTGGGACAAGGTGCGCAAGATGGTCAACGCTCTTGTGCAGCGGGACCCGCTCAGCAACAAGGTGGTCGCCTCTGGGGAAGTCGGGATCACAAACACCGACACCATGCGGGCAGGCGCAGATCTTACGAAGGCGCTCGCCGGCGACCCGGCGCATGGTTTTCAGGGCGCGGTTCCTGGCTACCGAGCCGCGCTCGACAAGTCCGGAGAATATCTACAGCTCCAAAGCGCCTTTGAGCGCGCCCAGAAGACGTTTCTCAATCCGAACGTCTCGGCCACCGACTTTAGCAAGACTTTTGCAGGCCTTAGTGAGCCTGAACAGCAGGCGTGGAAGGCGGGCATCGCCTCTCGTCTCAGCGACCAATTGCAGAAGGGACGCCTAACGCCGCGGCAACTGACCCTGCCGCACGTTCAGGGGAAGCTGGCTGCGGCGCTGGGACCGGACGCAGCCGCGCAGCTCCTGGGCCGCCTGCAAGTGGAGGCGCAATTGGCCTCCACGGGAGGGCGCATGATCCCTGGGGCCGGTTCGCCCTCGATGGAGTACATCAACGCCGCGGCGGAACAGGAAGGCGGCCCATCCGCCCTCGGCTTGATCGCACAGGCGATGAAGCATCCGGTTCGCACCGTGGCCGATTTGGCCCAGACGGGGCGCACCTTGGGAACGACGCCGCAGGTGCGCGATGAACTCGGTCGCCTTCTCATGCAACCGCCCGAGCAGACCATCCAAGAGTTGCGCTCAATCCGGCCGATCGAGACTGCGCCACTACGCGCGCCGAAACTGCCATATGGCGCAGCTTCTGGGATGATCGGCGGAAGCTCCCCGAGCCGGCGTCGCGCTAACTGACGAGCTTGTTCATCACCCAAATCACCGCTTCGTAGATTCCGAAGCCAATAATCGCCGTGATTGCGCTGGCGATGAATCGACCCAGCGGTGTCAGGCCCCAGAACGGGTCCCACCGCTGGGGCTCCGGCTTGATTTGACCAACGACGCGATAGGTCGTCCGCAGCGGGCGCTTCGTCACCCGCCACCTCTACCACAATCCAATCGAGAGTACACCGCATGGCAATGAGCCTTGGGATCGGGCTGGGGATGCCGTTCGGCGGTCCCGCGGCGTCTGGCGCGGCGCCGGTGACGTTCCAGGCCACCTCCCGCCCTTCGAGCCCGACGATCGCCAAGAACGTCACCACGGCCGGCGACTCCACCGTGGTTGGCGTCGGAACGCAGAACTCGCCCACGGACTATTCCTGGCCCGGCCAGGCGGTCGGCCTCGCGACCGTGACTTTCCTGCGCAAGGAAGTGTCGGGGATGTCCGTGCAGACGGGCGGGACGGGCCTCAACACCAGCCCGATCGCCACACAGATCACGGGGCAGGGCGCGACGCCCCTTGCGAACAACCACCAGTTCTTCACCGGCGGCCTCAACGACTACAACACCGGCGTTCAGACCGAGCCGAACCTGCGGCTGTGGGACGTCAACATCCCCACAGTGATCTCCGGGACGATCCTGCCCTCGTTCACCGGCGGAACCTCGCAGTGGTGGACCTACTTCGACGCTCACGGCGAAGACGATGCCGGCCCCGGCATGAAGCAGTGGGCGTCTTGGCGCTACATGCACCGGAGCCTGCAGGCGACCTACGGCGCCCATATCTTCGACATCCGCCGCTACATCCAGTTCGTCGGCGCGCAGCAGGGCCAGAGCGGGGTCGGGGTTACGAACCTCAACCAGTTCTGGGGCAAGCCCATCGAGTACGAGGGGCAGAGCACCGACCTTTTCCGCAGCAACCCGCCCAGCACGTGGAACTGGACCAACACGGCGACGAACACGGGCGCCGGCATCGAGGCGGCGGCGCCCGCAGCCGGCTATGCCGAGGGCGACATCATCCAGAACGTGGCCGCGCCCTTCAACGGCGGCGGCATCTGGCGGAAGAACGCCTCCGGCGCCTGGAGCGGCACATCGTCCTCCCTGTTCGACGCCAAGCACTTGTCGCGCTGGGGCTATGCGGTGTGGGCGCAGGTGGCGATCGACATCCTCGTGGCCTTCCAGGGTCAGGGCGCGCCCGTCCCGTGTCCGGCTGAACTCTATTGCAAGCAGGACGACGCGGCCGGAACGACGGTCGGGACCATCTACTACGTGGGCAGTGCGCCGGCCACCCTGTCACTGTGGGACGCCTCCACCCACGCCGCCGTGACGCAGCTGACCCTCACCGACAACGGCTCGACCAACGGCGCCGGCTCGATCACCGTCACGCGGTCCAGCACCGGCTCTCTCACCGAGGGCGAGATGCTGCTGGACATCCAGCTCACGGACGCCTCCGGCCACGTGCAGCACGGCCCGGTGGACTTCCGCATCGGCCAGCCCTCGACGCAGACCGTTCCCCGGCTCTGGGCGCTGCCGTACTCCGGCGAGAGCCCGCTCACCTCGCGCACCGACTTCTCCCTGGTCGGCCGCGAGAACAATGGCTTCTCGGACGGGGCGACGTTCTGGGGCATCGGCTGGCTGCAGCCGCAGGACATGACCGAGAACATGTACCTGCTCGACCTGGAGGCGGCGCACAGCGACAATTCCAAGCTTCAGGTCTACATCAACTCCGGCAATGCCAGCCTGCGCTTCACCGGCGTCAACTCGGCCGGCTCGTTCGTCTTCAACGGCCCGAACGTCGTCGCCTTCGCGGCCGGGCAGGCCACCTGGTTCGCGTTCCAGGTCGATGCTTCGCCGGCCACTCCGACCATCAAGTACATCTTCAATAAGAACGGGGCGGGGGACAACTCCGGCACGCTGAACGGCACGACCGGTTCGACCACCATGGCGTTCAGCAAGATGACGCCGCGCTTCCTGTCCCTGCGCGACGCCAACCTCTGGACCTACGCCTGGCAGTTCAACAACGCCCGCGACACCAACCGCAACCAGTTCCGCGGCAAGCTCGGGATGCTGGCCTGCGGCCATGGCGACATCGGCGTCAACTCGACCTTCAACCCGCGCACGATCTGGAACACCAACGGCACGCCGGTGGCCCGCACGCCCATGGCCGCCATCAACGGCGTGACGCCCGTCTACGACATCCAGGGCGGCATGGGCGACTTCCTGAACGGCGGCTTCAATCAGACGCAGCTCGTGTTCGGCACCTATCGCGGCATCAAGGGGCTCACCTAATGGATCGCTACGCCACCTCGGCCGACATCGCGTCGGTCTTCACCCAGTGCCAGCCGGGGGATGTCCTGCACCTCTCCGGACAGTTCGGCCTGGCCGTGCTGCAGGCCCGCAGCTTCTCGACGCCGCTCACCGTCGACGCCTCTGCCGCCAACATCGGGGCCGTGGTGCTGAAGGCCTTGACCGGCGTCATCTGGAAGGGCGGCCACTTCATCGCCGATCCCACCATCGGGCGGCCTGGGCTGGCCATCTACAACTGTCTGCAGCTGACCCTGGACGGCATCGCCTATGCCGGCAACGGCTCCCTGAACGGGATCGATATCCGCGACAGTACCGACGTCACCCTGATCCGCAGCCGCTTCGACCGGCCGAAGGTTGGTGTCACCCTGTGGAATGTCACCCGGGGCCTAGTCACCGAGAACCTGATCTGGGGCTGGCAGGACGACGGGATCGGGTTCGGGTCCTGCGTGGACACGACCATCGAGCACAACACCCTGGCCGGGCCGCTGCCGGGCGCCGATGGCGTGCACGTGGACGGGATCCAGGGCTATGTGGGCCAGGTCCCCAACCAGCGCGTGACCGTGCGTGGCAACATCATCTCCGGCGCTGCGACCCAAGGCGTGTTCGTCAACCTGATCAGCGGCTATCCGGCGGCGCAGGGGACGGTGATCGAAGACAACGTGGTGCACACGGCCGACGCGCCGAACGGCATCCGGCTAGAAGGCGACCTCACCGGCAAGGTGACCGGCAACCGCGTCGGCACCCGCCTCGGGTCGAAGTGGCAGACCACGATCTACACAACGGCCGGCGTGACGCGGACAGGCAATGTGGTCGCCCCCTTCGCCCCCTGGCCCGCCATCATCGACGCCGCGTAACCCCCCCCAAGCGCGCCCCAGCTTACCCGGAGCCCGAGCATGATCGATCTGAAGGCCCCTATTCGATGCGGGCAATAGCAATGGCGGCGGGAGACGTGGGCGGTGTGGACCCGAGCCACGTCAGCCTGGTGGGCTGGGTCGGGGGCGCAATCACCTCCGGGCTCGGCGCGTTCGGCCTCTGGCTTGCCCAGCGCATGCTCGGCAAGGCCGCGGTGCAGAACGCCATCAACGACGGCTTCGCCAAGCTAACGGCCGACCTCCAGGAAGAGCGTTCGAGCCTGCTGGCCGAGTGTCGGACATTGCGGGAGGAGGCGACCCGCCGCGAACTGGCCTGGGCCGGTGAGCGCGCCAGCCTCAAGGGCGACATCCGCAACCTCACCCAGGTCATCGAGAGCCTGAAGAACGAGCTGCGGCGGCACGGCATCCCGATCCCGGGCGCGCCGATCACGGGGGCCGAGCCCGACGCCGGCGCGACCATCATCGGAAAGGACCAGCCGTGACCGACCAGCCCAACCCGATCACCGTCAAGGCCGGCGTCACGCCCGTCGTCATGAGCGAGAGCACGAAGGTGGCTGCCTACCGGATTTAAGCGAACCGGCCCTTTGCGTTCCTGAGTCGCGCTGGCGCAATGCGGGTGCCAATCGGCTCACTTGCTGCCGCCTCGCGGGTCCAGCCCGCGTAAACGCGGTTGTTATACCTGGCCGCAGTGATTCCGTTCTCTGCGGCTATAGTAACCCATGGGACGCCATCGCTACGGCGCGTAACAAAGCGACGATTGCGCGACTGGGTATAAGCATCGGCCCAGGTGCAATTCGCGGGACAATAGTTCCCGTTAACGTCCACCCGCTCTATCGAAAGATCATCACGATATCCGTGTGCCAGCGCCCAGTCGCGAAAAGCGGGGTAGTCGTTCCATTCTTGACAGATAGAGATCCCACGGCCGCCATAGCGCGGATATTGCGGATTACGCGGGTTCCGGCACCGGCCCCGCATGTTCTTCCAAATCCGGTAAATGCGAGTTCCCGTTTCCCGATGGGTTGCGGCGAGGTTGGCCAATCGCGCGGCGCCCCGACATCCACAATTCGTGGATTTTCCGTTTCGCAAGTCTGCGCCAAGGACCCGGCGCTCGGTGCCGCACCTGCAAACGCAGCGCCAAAGAGCGCCGCCTCCAGGCTGGTTTCCATCCTGAACAATAACGGTCCAGTCACCGGCTGTAATGCCGGTCATATCTATAAGCCGCGGGTTCTTCGCCATAACAACATCATACCATGACGCCGCGAGGACGCATGAGAAAAGTACCTGAAATTGCCGTTGAATTCCTCAAAGAGGCAGAGTCTTGTAGGCTTGTCGCCTATAGGGACTCGGCCTCTGTCTGGACCGTCGGTGTTGGCCACACCGGACCTGAAGTCCATCCCGGCCTGACGATCACGCAGGCTCAGGCCGACGCCTATCTGTTCACCGACGCGACCAAGGCGGCCACCCGGCTGGCGCTAGCCGTCAAGCCGGAGATCATCGACCGGCTCAGCGACCACCAATATGCCGCCCTGGTCAGCTTCGTCTTCAACCTGGGCTGCGATCCGAAGTGGACGATCTGGAAGGTGCTCAACGCCGGACAGATCAATGACGCGCCGGCCCAGATGATGCGCTTCGACAAGGCCCGCGTGAACGGCGCGCTCGTCACGATCGCAGGCCTACACAACCGGCGGGCCGCGGAAGTGGCGCTGTGGAATACCGCTGACGTGGCGGGCGCAGCGGCGGTCGCCAACGCCATCCCGGTCAGCGAGCCGTCTTCCTACACCCGCGCCGTTGAGACCCCGCAGGCGCCCAACGCCGGCAAGCCGCTGGCCAAGTCCAAGACCTTCATCACCGGCTGCGTCTCGGCCTGCGTCACCGCCGGCTCCCAGGTGATCGAGCCGGCCAAGCACGCCGTGTCCCAGGTGTCCGACGCCATCGCGCCCTATGCCGGATCATCGAGCGTGATCCAGGCGACCGTGAGCCATCTGGGCATGATCGCGGCGGCTCTAGCCGTGGCGACCGTCGTCTTCGCATACCTCAAGAACCGAGAGGCCAAAGAGCTATGATCAACTTCTTCCTGGGCGTCATCCTAGGCGCCGGAGCAATCCTCGCTTGGCTGCACTACAAGCCGGCCGTCCGTCAGCAAGACCCGCTGGATGTGGTCAAGGCCCATCTGGAGGCGTTCGGACAGGTGGTCTCGGCCTCGGAGCAACGGGTGCTGGGCGAAGTCGCCAAGGCGATGGAAGCCGCAAAGCAGTCGCAGGGCGGCTAGCGGTGCTCGGCCTCCTGCTCTCGCCGCTGGGGCGCTTCCTGGGGATTGCTGCGGCCCTTGTGCTGGTCCTGGGTCTCGTCCGCCACTCCGGGGCCGAGAGCGTGCGCAAGGCCTATGCACAGCGCGAGGCCGAAGCGGTCGCCAAGGCCACCGTGACGGCTGCGGCGGATGCGCAGATGAGCGCCGGCCTTCGGGATCAGTTCGCCCAGGCCCAAGCCGCCACCCAGGTCCGCAAAGAGACGATCATCAAGAGGATTCCCATCTATGTCTCGAAAGCTGCTGATAGCCGTTGCGTGCTTGGGTCTGGCTTCGTGCGGGCATATGACGCCGCGGCCCTCGGTCTGCCCGCCCCTGCCACCGGCACCGGTGGATCTGACGAGGCCGCTTCCGGAGTTGCGCTCTCACAGCACCTCGAGCTTGACGTCGGAAACCTCAGCGCCGGTCGTAACGGCCTCGACGAAGCGGGCAAGTGGCGCGCCTGGTACGCGGCGCTAGCGGCTAAGCCTGCCAAGCCCAAGAAGCGCTGGGGGCTGTTTTGACCGCCGCCGGACTCCTCCTCATCGGCTTCGTGATCGGAGGCCCGTTCTGGCTCGGCCTTGCCGCTCTTGGGGTTGTTGGAGCGGCTAGAGCGGTGTGGAGGATGGCGGAGAGGTGGTTGTAGGCGTGCGCTTATCCCGCGGCAAATGCGGGTAGACGCGCAGATAGTCCGCCAGCTCATCGAGCCGGCCCGCGCGCGCCATCAGTTCGTCGTACCGCGCCCCGGCGGCTCCGTATTGGCCGGCAGGATCGGTGCGTACGTCGTGAACCGCCTCCGCTGCGCTCAGCCGCAGTTTCGCCGCTTCGACGTTCAGGATGGAAATCGCTTCCGTCCACGCCTGCCCGACACACTCATGCGGCGGCTGCAGAATGATCGTGTGTTTCATGGGTTGTCCCTCACCTGTTTCCGCCCAGCCACCTTCCCCCTATTCCCCTCCGGTAGAGACAGAACCCCGCATCCGATAAGCCCGTCCTGAACCAGCTTGCGAGCCAAGAGCTCCAAGGACTGCCCCGGAAATTCGGTGTCGCGGAGGTAGACCAGAGCGGACCACTCTCGGGCGGGGAGGGTGAGTTCCAGCTTCCGAGGGCGATCGCTGGCGTCGGTCGGGCGGGTGTTCATGGCGTCGTGGTAGATGCTGGGGTTGTCGGCGGCCATGGGATCACCAAAGGTCTTCGGAGAATAGCAAGCCCCCCTGCCCAGCGCGCGGAATCAACGGCTGTCCGGCGGAAGTAGCAATGCGCCAGGCCTCTTCTCGGCCAACGAACCGGCCGGCGGACGTAAGAAACCCGCTCTCATCGGGCGCTCCAAGTCGCTTGTAGGCGATGAAGAGATTGTGGTGACGGGCCGGGGGCGGAGCGCTGACGATCACTGGCAGCGCACGCGGGTCCGGGTCGTGCGCGTCGTTGTAGAGGTGCGCTGCCGCGACGATGGTTTCGCTCACCCTTTTCCCCCAATCCTGTCTGGAGTTGAGAGGGCGGCGTCGATAACGGCCTGCCACGTCTCGCTGATGATGTAGTCAGTACTGCAGCTGGCGGTGATCAATTCGTGGGCGCGACCTGCGCCGGCGTTCCGCCGCTGGAGAAGATCCGATGAGCGAGATGGTGGAGCGCGTGGTTGCGGCGCGAACGGCTGCTCTTTGCTAGTGGCGCCCATGTGCGGATAGCCTTCCGCGACCGCCATGGCGTTGGCGATCAGCCGCGCGGCTTGATGGGCCAGTTCCGGCGGAAAGGTCGCCGCGAACCTTCCATCTACCACCAGCGCAATCCCGCCGCCGTCGTGGAAGCCGGTGAGATGCGGAATGGCTCGCCCATCGACCACCACCTTCCAATACTCGAAGGGGCCGACCAGAAGGTCTGGACGCGCCGGGCTTTGCGGGAAATCAACGACGCTCATCGGAGAAGGCCCTTCGCTGCGGGCTGGGATCGGGATGCCATGTGTTCCTCCTTCATAGCCAGGGGTGTTGGGGCTAGTGAACCGGCTGGCCTTGGCTGTCGCCAACAACCGCACCAACCTCGCAGCCGCCCCGCTCGACGCAGTGGCTGTGATGCATCCCGCGATGATCGACGCAGGGGCTCTTGCCGAAGCCGATCGGCCGCCCGCACGTCACGCACCGTTCGAACATGCGACGGAGGTTGCGGACGAGGTCGAAGTTGATCTTCCAGTGGTGGACATGCCAGCGGGGGTGCTTCCACCAGGGCCGGTAGCGGCGGTTTAGCGCTCCTGCGATCAGCCGGACTAGGCGCTCTGGATCATCTTCCGACGAGAGGTTGTCGAGAGGGTTCAGCGCCAGGTCGAGTGCGTCGCCCGTCACGTCCCGCTTGCGGGTGAACGTCCGCAGCCAGAACGAGGCATGCGCCCCGCCATTTCCATCCTGACCGTTCCACCAGCGGCGAAGTTCAAGCTCTCGCGCCACCAGAACGCAGACCGCCATCGTCTCGCCCAACAGCATTCGCGGATAGACGTGGCCGAACTCGCTCTTGACCACAGCCCGGGTGAGGAGTGCGCGCCGGATATCGTGAAGCGTCGTGGAGTCCTTGCAGACGTAGGTGACCGCATCGCGGTACTCGCCCGGCGTCCGGTCGAACCAGCCGCAACTGTCATCTGTGCGGTTGCCGGTCCCCGGCTTCTCGGGATCGATGTGCCAGATGTCGAAGCCGATCCACGGCTTCAGCGCGTAGAGAGCCTCAGCCAGCCATGGGCCGCGCCGCGTGACGCTTCCATCAGGGCGGGTGATGCGGCGGCCGTGCACATAGGGTGGGAAGCTAAAGGCGAGTGTTTCGGGATGGTAGCCCATCGGATCTCCGTGCTTAAAACAGCGCAAGTGGAGCGCAAGAGATGATCTCAACTATCGGATTTGATGCAGATGATACTCTTTGGCACAACGAGCGTATCGTCAAGGTGAAACGTTGAATCTATTAGGCTAATCAGTCCACAGTTTGGACCATATACCGCAATA